TGTAACTGGTGCAAATAGTGCAATTGTTACTTCTAATAGTGCTGTTACTGCTTATATAAACAGTTTAAACAGTGCAATGACTGCAAATATTACTGCAGCTAATGCTAATCTTGGAACATTAACTGGTCGTGTTACAGTCGTTGAAGGTAATATTGTAAGCATCAATAACATACTTTTATCCATTATAAATGGTGCATTTAGTTATAGCAATGCAAACGTTGCTACATATTTGCCAACTTATAGCGGTAATTTAACTGCTGGTAATGTTGTTGCAAGTGGTAATATTGGTGCAACTTATTACATTGGTAATGGTTCGGCTCTTACTGGCATGTATGGCAATACACAAGTTGCCACATATTTGCCAACTTATAGTGGTAATTCAAATGCCGCTTTCTTTACAGGTAATGGATATTATCTAACAGGTCTGCCTGCAACTTATGGTAATACACAAGTAAGTGCTTACTATGTTGCTAACACTGTTGCAACAAGTAATGTTCAAATATTGAGAAATGGTAATATAAGATTAGCAACTGGTGCAAGTATAAGTGATAGTTATAGTCCTGGTTTTCTTGTCCTTTCACCTAATACTGCTGTAGATGCACTTGCTGGTGTAGTTATTGGTGGAAGTGGTTATCTGTTATCACCAAATGGATCAAGAAATGCTGTGCTAAATTATGGTTCAGTTAGTGGACAATTTGGTATCTACCAATTAAATGTCTATGGTAACCAACAAAATGCAATTGTTAATGGTGGTGGAAACAACTATGGTAACATTGGTAGCATAAGCACATTCTTTGGTAATGCGTTTGTATCCAACATTTATTCACCAAATTACCTATATCCAAATGGAACATCAATACTCGCTGGTGTAAGTGGAACTTTTGGCAATACACAGGTTGGTTACTACTTAAACAGCAATGTGATCACAAGTAATATTACAATTCAGGGTAATATCAATACTATTGGTAACGTTTATGCAACTAACGTAACCGCAACTAACACATTCAATGTTGGAAATATTACAACAACTGGCACTGCTGGTAACTTAACTGGTAGCGGTTATGTTGTTGCTGGTAACTTGGTAGCAAATACTAATGTGTATGCTAACGGTTTCTATTGGTTAAACAACGGTGCTGCGTTTAGTAGTTCAACTTACAGCAACGCTACTGTTGCCGCTTACTTACCAACTTATACTGGTAATTTAACTGCTGGTAACATTACTGTAACTGGAAACATAACACATCCAAGCAATAGTTATATTCTTGGTGACTTTACTAATTCTACTGTTGCTTATAGAACAATGTTCCAAACTGCTAATGTTAATAGCAGCACTGGTATCTATGCATTACCGAGTGGTAGTAGCACTGCGGCAAGTTGGCAAGCAGCTAATAGCACTAACCCAACTAATGCAAGTAAGATTCTTATTGCTACAAATGGTTCAACAGATGTTCAGTTGGTTAGTGGTATCAACGGCACTGGTACATATTTACCGTTAAGTTTCTATAACAACGGTGCGGCACAGATAGTGTTGTATCCAAACGGCAACGTTTATATGAGCAATGCTAACCCAATTACCACAACTGGTAACGTAAGTGTTGGTAACTTGATTACTTCAACTGGTGGTTATGTTTATGGTAATGCTGCTGTTGGAACTCTAACAAGTGCTGCTAACGGCGTTGGTTACATGGGTATGCCACAAAATAGCCAAAGTGGTTCAACTTATGCAGTTGCAATTGGTGATGCTGGTAAGCATCTATACTTTACTGCTGCAACCGTGACAGCAACTATACCTGCAAACAGTTCAGTTGCGTTCCCAGTTGGAACAACTATTGCATTTATTGCTAATGCTTCTACAACATTAACCATTGCTATTACGACAGATACTATGTATTTGGCTGGCACGGGAACAACTGGATCACGCACATTGGCGGCATATGGTATGGCAACAGCAGTTAAAGTAGCCTCTACAACTTGGTTTATAAGTGGAACAGGACTAACATAATATGGTTGGTATTATGATGCTTAGTTCAAGTTTTGGCAAATCATCAGGACCATTGGCATTTGATTTTGTCAATCCTACGCAAAGTGGTGGTATAGTGTCATCAACTTGGACTGATAGTATAAATGGTATTGTTGCTACAATTCAAGGTTCACCAACATATGATTCTAATTATGGTGGCGGTATTAATTTTACAGAAGCTATACCAACTTGGGTAGATGTTCCTATTTCACGTAATGGCACTGGTGGATTTACCATTAGTATGGCGGCTACTGTGCCACAAAGTGCTGCTCATTATGTTCCGCTGTTTGCTGGTAATACTGTGTCAAGAACAGGCAATTACATTTATTCCAGAAAATGGACTACTTTTGAATCAGGAACAATAGCCAGTGGCGTTATTTCTTTGAATCTTGATATGGGTAAACTGGCTTGGTATGATTTTGTATATAATGGAACAAGTATTACAGTTTATAGAAATGGAAGATTATTATCCAGTGGAACATTAAGTGCCGCTAATCAAGGTTGGCTTAACCCACTACGATTTGGTGCTGATGAAAGCACACCTGGTAACACCATGGCAACTGGTGCATTGTATAGAATGAAACACCAAACTACTGCACTTAATGCTACACAGATTTCTACACAATTTGAAACAGTTAGAAGCACATATGGCGGTGGACCATTAGCAGGTAGTTTAAGTTTTCCTGGTGGTGTGGCTGGTACACGTATGTTAGATTTATCTACTGGATTTACATTAGGGTCTGGATCATACACGGTTGAAGGATGGTTCCAATTACCTGACTTTAATAATCAATATGCTTTGTTTGGTGCCAATGCCAGTGCAGGTGACGGTAATGGAATGATGAACCTGATTGTAGGAAGTTCAACATCCATATTTTCGGACAAGAATGGTGGAGGCGGTAGTGTTACCTACACAGTTCCAACTATGAGTGCTAACACTTGGTATCATTTTGCTCTAACGAGAAATGGAACAACAGAAGCGTTGTTCATTAATGGTGTGCGAGCAGGAGCCAGTGTAACTAATGCACTTAATTATACTGCGGCTACAACACGTATAGGTATGAGTTATGTGCGTAGTTGGCCAGGTTATATGACTAATTTTAGAGCAGTAGTAGGTTCTTATGTTTATGACCCAAGTTATGCGTATTGCACTGTGCCAATTGGTCCGCTTACTAACATTACCAACACCAAGTATTTGATGTTAGGTGCTGTTGCAACTACTGATTCAAGTGGCACTAACACAGTAACTAACACTGGTTCAGTATCACAAATTGCAACTGTGCCGTTTTAAGGATTAACGATGCCAAATTTTAACATTGAAGGTGGATGGACAGTAGGAAACGGTTGGGGATTACAAAGTTATAGTGGTGGAAATCCTGTTACTGCTGGTCTTGTTATGAACCTTGATGCCGCTACCCTATCAGCAAATCCAACAACTTGGACAGATAGCGTAAGTAATTTAGCATTTACTCTTTATGGCTCACCAACTTATAGCAGTGCCAATGGCGGTGTGTTGCAATTTGCCACTGCCAGCAGTCAGTACGCACAAAGCCCCAATCCAAGTTTTGGCACCTTGACAACATTCACTGTGGAAGTCTGGCATTATTACACAGGTACCAACACAGGAAGTTCGCCTTGCATAATTACAGAAGTTTTTACAGGCGGCAGCATCAATTACTTCCTAGGCAGCGGCACCACCACAGGTGTGCAGGCTGGATTCTTCAATGGTCAGTTTCACGCCACTAGTGGCTATGCACCCACTGCTGGCAACTGGTATCAATTGGTGGGCACATATGATGGTGCCACAGTCAAATTGTATGTGAATAATACACTCACATACTCAACATCTTACACAGGCACACCCTCCAGTGGAGGCAGTGGTGTGCGACTCATGCGCCGTTGGGATAATGCTGAATATTGGGGCGGAAGTTTAGGTATAGTTCGTATCTACAATGGTGCGTTAACGCCAACGCAAATAGCAACAAACTATAATGCTAATAAAACAAGATTTGGTTTAACTTAATGGTATCACACACAATAGGAACTGGATTTAACATTGGCAGTGGATTTCAATTTACAACAAGTTTAAACGTTGTGGCAGCTGGATTGTTACTGAACCTTGACTCAACACTTGTAAGCAGTTATCCTGGCACTGGTTCAACTTGGTATGATTTAAGTGGTAATGGTAGAAATGCTACACTATATAACAGCCCAACTTATGATGGAAAAAGTTTAGTATTTTCTGGAACAGGCGTTGCACCAGCATTAGGCACAGTAGGTTCAGTTCAATATGGACAAGCACCTAACGATGTTTATTTTAACGGCGATTTTACAATAAGTTCTTGGATTAAAATTTCAGCATATAATAACTGGCAACGCATTATTGACTTTGGTAATGGTGCTGGCAATAACTCTGTGCTATTAGCATCAACCTATGGCACTACAGGATATCCAGGTTTTTATGTCAGTGGTTCACAATTCCAATCTACTCAACAGTTATCTTATAATGTGTGGTATAATGTTGGTGGTACAATGTCGGGAACAACAGGAACCATATATGTAAATGGTGCTGCTGCAGGCACAGCAACAATGAGTACAGCGGCTAACGTAACAAGACAATATTGTTTTATTGGACGCAGTGAATGGGCAGGCGATGGTATGTTTCAGGGTAGTATAGGATCAATATTAATTTATAATCGTGCGTTAAGTTCCACTGAAATGGCTGCAAACTATACCGCACAAAGAGGACAATACGGCGTATAACCTTTTTATTATATAAATACCTTGTCGTTTAAGACTACGGTTAGCCAGCCGTTGACCTGGAACGTCACACAAGGAGAATAAAATGGCAAAATTTAAGATTCAAAAGAGCGCAACAGTAAACCAATATTTTGATGCTACGAACGTAATCGGTGGTACTGGTGGTCTAACAAGTATTGCAGGTAACCAAGTTCGTCCAAACGTATTCGTAACTGGTAGTGCTGGTTATGGTTCAATTCTTCTACAAAAAGGTAGTAGAAAGTTTTTAGTTCAAGATGGTAGTGGTAACAAAGGTCAATGCACACTAACAAACGTTCCACACGGCAACCTTGTTGCTGGTCAAATGAGCCTTCCTGTTGATACAGCAGTTATCTCATATGCTAATATTAGCAATGGTGGCGTAAGTGGTAGCACAACTTATGCTTATGTAAATTATCTTACTGCAAACGTAACTGGTCCAAAAACACCAGGTGCAGGTGATTATCTACGTGGCACTGGTCTTACAGGTAACGTTGTAATCAGCAGCGTATCAGTAGTAGGCACAGTATCAAATGCAAACGTTGCTCTTGGTATTACTCAATCAGTTGCAAACGTAACAAACCAAGTTACAGTTTATAGCGGTGGTTATACAGCACGTTTAACTAATAAGTTTGTTCAAGATTTTACTAACAGTGAATATAAGTGGACATTCAGTGATCCAACTGCAACAACTGCACGTATTCCTGGCGCTTAATAACCAAGAATATGGGAGGATTAATAGCAGCCTTCGGGCTGCTATTTTTTTATAAAATGATAACCGCATAAATATTCCTGTAGGATTTTTGTTAAATGGCGAGTATAAAACGTGTAACTGGTGCAGATGGATTAACTGGTCCGTGGGACATTTATAGTAATGTGATTACTATTCACGGAAACTTGAATGTTGTCGGTAACACACAATATATTAACAGTACAGTAACGCAAATTGGTAATGCATATCTATATTTGAATAGTAACGATACTGGACCTGGTGTTACTGGTGGTAACAGTGGTGTTATTGTCAATCGTGGGACTAGTAATGGTTATGCTAATGGTAGTGTGATTGGTAATGCATATTGGACTTGGAATGAACCAACTTTAAGTTGGCGTGGCACAGCAAATGGTGCTGTTGCAAAAGTTCAAGGTGCTAACGCCGCTAGTGGTTATGATTTGCTTAATTATTATAGTTTCTTAACTTTGGGTGGTGCTGCTGCTGGACCAACAACATCTGTTCAGTATAATAATGGTGGAACTCTTTTAGGAAATAGTAATTTTACTTTTACAAACGGTAACCTAAACGTATATGGAACAGTGATTGGTAATGGTAATATTAATGCTACTGGTGTAAGCCAAGATTTGACATTATCTTCTGCTAACGGCACAGTTTATGTAAATGATATTTTAAAGTTTAGCTTTCAAAATACTGCACCAAGTAATATTGCAAGCACGGTTCAAATATTTGCAAATACTGTTGGCGGTGGCGGAACGGGTTTGTACGTAGTAAATAGTGGAACAGGCGATGAGTTAATAACCAAAACTAAAGCAACTGTTCTTAGTTTGATTTTTGGATAAGGATTTAAAATGGCGATCACGCAATCAGTTTTAGGCACTTCTGCAAGTGCAATTTATACAAGCACTGGTCAAAGTGTTGTTCAGCTACTTTACTTTTGTAACACAAGTGGCAGCACTAAGACAGTAAATCTGTATGTTGTTCCAAGCGGTGGTACAGCAAGTAATAGCACCGTTGTATATTATAATTATCCAATTGTAAGCACCGATACTTTGGTTGTTGCAACAGAAAAGATTATTTTAAGTAATGGTGATGCTCTTTATGCTAACGCAAACGTAAGTAGCAGTATTACCACAACTGTAGGATATATTAATCTATAATGGCACAGTCTCTTAAAAATCCATTTATTAAAGGTGCCGCAGTTCAGTTGCCAACAGGAGCAACTTCTGATAGACCATCTAATCCTATAAATGGACAAATTCGTTATAACACCGATACTCAACGATTTGAGATTTATTATAATGCTTGGCAAAGCGTTGCTATCCTTGGTAATGTTACCATTTATAAAGATACATTTACTGGCGATGGTGTTCAAACACAATTTACATTGAGTTATACTCCGCCAGATCAAAACAGTATTCTTGTGTTTGTTGGTAACGTTGCACAAAATCCAGGCGATGCATTTACACTTGCTGGTGCGGTAATTACATTTTCTAATCCTCCGCCTGCAACCTATAGCGTTGTTGTTTTCCATAAGTTTAATTCAACCGACGCCAATTAAAATATACCTAAATATCTTATAAGGTATCATAAATGGCTGTAATAGGTAAAATCGGCGGAAGTATGCTCAAAGATAATCTTCTACGTTATAACGTAGATTTGATTATTGATGGCAATTTAATGTATTATGATACTAACAATCGTCGTGTTGGTGTTCTTAATAATACACCAGGTAATACTTTTTCAGTAAATGGCACAACCACGTTAGGAAATATCTTTATAAGTGGCAACACAATTGCTGCCACAACTGGTAATCTTTTTCTTTATAGTTATGCTGGTAATATTGATGCCAGTAACCAACGTATTGGTAATCTTGCTACACCAGTTTATAGCAATGATGCAGTAACAAAATCATATGTAGATACTTTTACTGCAACAGTTATTGGTAACTCAATTATATTGGGAACAAATTCTTCTGGTCAGTTAGTTTCAAACGCTGTTACGCTAACGACTACAACTTATGTTACAGACGGTATTGCAAAATTGAACCAAGTATTAGGTAAACTTGTTCCACCAAGCCCAGGAACATTTCCAAACAGTGGATCATTAAGTTTAAGTGGACTATCTACGATTGGTCGTATGACTAACTTTACTCAAACTGATAACAGTGGTTGGGGTAATCTAAGTGTTGCCGCTGGTACAAGCGTAACAAGTGGTATTCGTGCTGCAACCATGACAACCAATACTTTCTCTCGCCAAGGACCAGGTGATAGTGGTAACGTTCAAGTTATCGTAAATGGTGTGGCTACTGGTTATCGTGTAATGGCACCAGGTAATAACAATAACGGAACATATGGTCAACTTATTATTACGCTAAACCAAGATTATAGCGTATTAAGTGGTGGTAGCGGTGGATTTTGGAGCAGTTTTAGTGCGCAAGGCAGCGGTGCTAATGCTGTTGCTGGTTGGAATCAAGTATACCTAACTGATAGTGCTGGTGCAAATACTAATGCTGTAACTTGGTATTATGATAACAATAACGTAGGTGTACCGACTTGGAGCAACAGTAGTATTGCGCTAACAACTAATAGTGCAACATTTAGTTCTACTATTCCGCATCTTAATAGCAGCAGTGTATGGCGTTTAGTTGGTAACGTAGCAAAATTAAGTGGTGACACATATTATAGCAGTGATACATTTATTACAGGTAGTGCTGGTGGCGCAATATCAACACCAAGTAGTGTTACATATACTGCCGCTGGTGTTACAACTCCTCTCACTCGCAATGCGTATGTAAGTAGTGGCAGTGCATATTTCTTAACAACAGCAAGTGGTGTTGCTGGTTTTGGTAGCAGTAGTAGTGGTCCAAGTATGACTGTTTTCAACAGTTATAGCAGTGCTGCACAATCTTTTTCACCTGGTGTTACGGTTCTTTATAAAACTGGAACATCTACGCAAATTGAAGAAACAAGTTTAACAAATTCACTTGCAGGAACACCAAGTACATTTCGTATTGCAAATCCTGGTTCTACCGATACACCTGCATATACTGGCAGTGAAAGTGCATTTAATAGCCAAACTGGACCATTTTATACATATGATGCAACTGTTGTGGCTGCTGTTCTTAAGTTTGATCAAACAAACTATAGCACTGGGTATCAACCAGTTGGTCCTAACTTAAGTGGGCAAGGTTCTAACCAATACTTTACATTTAAATTTGCTAAGTCTGCTGTTAGTAAATTTGATATTGTCTTCAGCGGAACTATTGCTGGTTTATGGGTAGCATTGCCTGGTTCAACATTAGATAGCACAAGTACATTAAACGGATGGTTAGATTTAAGCACTGCATACGGCGGTAGTGGTAAACCTGGTGCAAATACTGGTGCTGGTGGTAATGGTAGTAATGGTGCTGCTTTAGGTGGCAATGCACCTCTTAATAGTGCACAAAGTAATAAAGCAGTAACTGCAACATTTGGAACAGAAAGTAGTACCAATAGTACTGGCAATGAAATCTATGTTCGCATTAAGTTAACATCTGGACAGAGCGTGACCGCTCTTAGTATAGGAGCAGCGTCACACTAATGGCTATTACAGATTTACAAAAAACAGATTATCTTTGGAAAAAAGTTGGGTTTGGCGTTGCTAAAACTGATTATGCCAACGCCAAAAGTGCTAGTAATGAAAGCATTGCAAGTCCTCTTGTTTTACGTGCTGATTCTATATGGCAACAAAGTAGTAGTATTCCAGCATCAATTCCAGGTGCAAATACAAGTGTTGTTGCGGTTTATAATGATAGTGCTAACACAACAGTACAAGCTACCAATGATGGAACTGCACAAACAAATAGAACATGGCTTACAGGTTTAACCAATTGGATCGATTCAAGTTTTGGTTCAACATATCAAGTAAAAGTCTATATTGCAAACACTGGTTGGTATAATGCACAAACAAGTGGTACCCAAGTTTTTGCTGATGGTAGTGGTAACCAAGATGAATGGTTCTTTGACTACAGCAGTGGTGTGCTTAATTTCATGGGTAATAACTTACCCACTTATGCAAATTTAACTCCTATAAGTTTTAGTGGTAAAAGCGTTTATGTAAGTGGTGCAAGATATACAGGTCAAACTGGTATAGGAACATTTGTCGCCAATACTGGTATAGCAAATAATTTAACAGTTAGTGGAAATATAACAACATTAGGAAATGTTGTAGTAAATGGAAATTTAATTACAAGTAACATCTTTGCTGCAAGTTCTAATGCTAATATAGCAATTACACCAGGCAGTGGTGGTTGGGTTAGCGTAAACACAACCAGTGCTATTCAAGTTCCAGTTGGAAGTGCTACACAATATCCATCAGTAAACCGTGTTGGTATGTTGCGTTGGAACACCGATTATGGTTATTTGGAAGTTTATACTGGTTCAACGTGGGAAGCCGTAGGTCTTGAAGGCGGAACTTCCATTGTTACTAGTGATATTTTTACAGGAAATGGCTCTGCTTCTTTTGGACCACTGAGTCAAAGTTTGACAACAACTGGTGCAATTGTTACAATTAATGGTGTTTTACAATTACCATCTACATCATATTCAATATCCGCTAATACCATAACCTTCACTGAAACTCCAGTATCAACTGATGTTATTGAAGTTCGTGGTGCAATAAGCCAAAAACAATTAAACTTTATGCAAAATGGTAATGCTAATCTTGGCATACAAAATGTAAGCGGAATAGATACATTACAATTTGTAGATTTAAATAAGGTTAAATTTAGTGTAGATACTGCTAATGTAAACATTTTTAATTCATTGCAACTAACGGGTCCGCTTGTTTCAAATGTTAGTAACATCGCTATCAATACTACAACTAGCCAACTTGATAGTTTTAATCCTACAAAGTACAGAACAGCAAAATATTTAATAAGTGGTACAGACACCGCAGACAATTATTATCAATCGGCAGAAGCAATGATTGTGCACAATGGTTCGACAGCAAATATTTCTACATACAACGTTGTTGCTACTAATACACAATTTTTTACATTGAGTGCAAACGTTTATAGTGGGAATGTTACGCTATGGGCAACCACTACCGCCAGCACAAACTTTAAAATCAGTAATATTTACATACCAGTATAATAAGTGGCTATTACTGCATAAATATTCCTAACGGAGTCCATTTTATGTCTTATACCATTACCTATGCAAATGGTGCTAATTCAATCGTTATTGCCGATGGAACGGTAGATAACAGCACAAGTCTCTCACTTGTGGGTAAAAATTACCCTAATTATGGTCAATACCTTGATCAAAATTTCCTTTACATGTTGCAAAACTTTGCAAGTGGTAGTCAGCCAAGCAATCCAATTGTTGGACAAATTTGGTATAATACTACAAAAGGTGCATTACAAGTATATAATGGTGTAATTTTTAAGAATATTGCAAGTGCAACTAATAGTTCAGTTGCTCCAACAAGCAGTGTTGCTGGTGATCTATGGTTTGATAGTGCCAACCAACAACTTAACGTTTATAATGGAACAGGTTGGGTTACAATCGGTCCACTCGGTGGTGCTGGTCAAGTTGTGAGTGAAAGCATTGTTGATACAGTAGCTGGCAGCCATGATGTTATTAGTATGAAGATTAACAATGTTCGCTATGCTATTCTAAGCAAAGACGCAACATTTACACCAAGTGTTACAATAAGTGGTTTTAGTACAATTTCACCAGGTTTTAATATAGCATCAACCGCTTTCGTAAGTAACAATAAATTTGTTGGTCAAGCAAGTGATAGTGCCGCACTTAATGGTGTAAGTGGCAGTTCATTTATGCGTAATGATCAAAATACTGGCACAGTTGGTATTTTAAGTGTTACAAATAATAGTGGTATTAATATTGGAACAACTGGACAAGGTGCATTTACTGTTTATAGTAATGAAATGCGTGTAGACAATACCCTTAATAATGGTATTATTCGTCTAAGAACACGCAATAGTAGTGGCGGCGTTGTTGACGCTCTTGATATCCTTGCTAATGCTGACGTTCAGGTTAACGGTAACTTGTTTGTTCTTGGTAATCTTGATGTTACAACAAGCAATGAAACAAGTATTGTATATGGAACTGCTGGTGCTTATAACACAACAAGTGGTGCTTTCCAAGTTGTTGGTGGTGTAGGTATTGGTGGCAACGTAATTGTTGGTGGACCAAATAATGCATTTACTGGTAACGTTTATGTTGGTAATCTAATTGCTAATGGCAACAGTAATAATGGTAATGTTTATGCAAACTATGTAAATGCTGGCACTATTGGTAATATTGGTGCTACTCTTACTGGAACAATAAGCACAGCAACACAAACAAATATCACAACCATTGGAACACTTACCGCACTTCAAGTTAGCGGAGCAGCAGGTTTCACTGGTGGAACAGTTACATTTAACCCAACAAGCACATATAAAGTGATTATGGGTAATGTCGGTAATGTTCAAATTAGTGGTGGTAGCAGTGGTCAGGCTCTTATCACCGATGGTAGCAGCAATTTAAGTTGGTATACAATTCCAACACCTGTTAGTGGTGGTGGAACTGCAGGACAATTTGCAATTTACACAAGTGCTACAAACCTTGCGGCTAATAGCAGCATTACATACAATGGTGCAACTATGGCAGTTACTGGTGCCATTACAGCAACAGGTGATATTACCGCTTTCTATTCATCAGATAAGAATTTAAAAACTAATATAAACAATATATCCGATGCTCTTAATAAAGTTAATCAAATAAATGGTGTAACTTATAACTGGAATGATACAGCAAAGAGCATAGATTCTAATAAAACTGATGCAACAGAAGCGGGTGTTATCGCACAAGAAATTGCAGAAGTTCTACCAGAAGTTGTTACACAACGTGATGATGGATTTTTGGCTGTGCGATATGAAAAACTTGTGCCGCTATTGATTGAAGCAATTAAAGAATTAAGTGCAGAAGTAGAGGCATTAAAAGCACGAGGTAGTTAACTATGTCAACACCAGGCGTACCAGGCGGTGCACTACCTTTTAGCGGTCCACTTGATTTAGCTGCAATCAACACGGAGTTTGGTTTGGGAACAGACCTTACAAACTATCATGGTGTAAGATGGTATTATGATGGCAATCTTACCACGGGTCTTTTTGGTGGTAGCACTATTAAAATAAGTGATTTTCGTGGTAAACGTGCAACTGATCCTGCTGGTGCTGGTATATATTTTAGTAATACAAGTGGCAGCGGTAGCACTGTAACTCCGCTTTATAGAAATACTATTACTATAGAAATATGGGGTGCTGGTGGTGGCGGTGGCGGAGCCAATGGCAGTAATGGTGCAAAAGGTGGTGACACGAGTATTGTAAATTATCAACCACCAAGTGGTGGAACATTTCCTTCGGACTATACTGCGGGCGGTGGTAAAGGTGGTGATAATGGTAATGTTCCTGTTCCTCCTCCTCCACTTGATACAAGTGCAAGAAATGGTGGTAGAGACCCTGTTACAAGCGTTGCACTTGGCGTTTTAAATGGACAAATCGGAATAACAACTTATACAGATGGTAAAATGACTGGTTTTTTTGACGGATCAACTTATAGAGATGTTCAAACTGGTAAAGATATAGGACTTGGCGGGCCAGAAGGATTAGGATAATGGCACAGTTTGGAGCAGGCGGTAGTGGTGGAACAATAGATGTGGGTATAACACCGTTTATACCTAATCCAAAAAGTTTTACATTTCTTAATGGTAATAGTGGTGCAACTGGAACTGCTAGTGGAACATCTACAACTGCAAGTGCGACAACTGCAAATGTTGGCGTAGGTGGAACTGGGACTGGAACAAGTGGATATGCTGGTGGAGCAGGCGGCGGTGCAGGAGGCGCAGGCGGATATATAAAAGTAGTATATGGTGCTGGTCAAATTCCTAACGCAACAGTTTTAAATTACTTTATTGGTGCAGCTGGTGGAAATGGCACCAATGGTGGAATAAAGATTACTTGGACTTAAAATGACAATTTCGTTAACTGGTAAAGTTGCCCTTAATGCAAATATTAACACTGAATTTCAGTTAGGTAATGCACTGTCATTTTACCGTGGAGTTTCATATTATAAACCATCAACGTTAACCATTGGCACTTTTGATACTACAAATTTAAATTTCAGTGAGTTTCGTGGAACGCAAAATAAGGTTACTGTTGATTTAACTATTGCCGCTGATACAAAAAATTATACATTAAATCCAGCAGCAGTAAGTGGATATGTAGCTAATTTTACAAAAGTAAATTTAACAATTAACAGCGGAATTTATGTTGGTAGCAGTTCTACTGGTTCTTATGCAATGACAATTACTGGATTTTCATCTGGTGATACTATAAATTTAATAAACAATGGCGTTATCATTGGAACTGGAGGTAATGGTGGCGATGGTAACGGCGGTGCTGGTGGAAGTGGCGCACCTGGTGGTAACGCACTATTATTACAATGCGCAGTAAACATTACAAACAATGGAACTATTGCTGGTGCAGGTGGAGGCGGTGGTGCAACTGACGGTGGTTCAACTTATGGTAGCTGTTTAGGCGGCGGCGGTAGCTTTAACGGAACTGGCGGTGGTGGTGGTGCTGGTTATGATGCTGGTAGTGGCGGCGCTAATGGTGGAAGTGGTGGAACTAGAACTGCAGGCGGTGGCGGAGGTGCTAATGGTGGTAATCCTGGTCAAGATGGTGCAACTAGTGGAAACGGTAGAGCAGGCGGCGCTGCTGGTAAATATATCAACGGTATAGCCTATGCAACGTGGATTGTAACAGGCACAAGACTTGGAAGCTATTCTTAAGGAATTAAAATGGATACGTTAACTGTAAAAGTTCATGAATATAATGAAGAAAACCATAGCTTGATTGTTAGTTTTACAACTGATGCAAGTGATATGAGCGTTGATGAAAGTGAACGTTATAGTTTTGATATTCATAATTATAACCCAAATGATTTAAGTGATGCACTCGCACAAATTGCAAGACAAGGTGCTGTAATAGCACATCAAAAATATCTTAAAGAACAAAGCAAAAAGAATGAAGAAGTAGTAGCTGCAGCAAAAGCAGAAATCGGCAAAGTATATAATTTTCCAATTGGCGATTTAATAAATGTAACAACCTATACATCGCCTAATGGTGATGTTGGTAATATGACAGGCATCACAATTTTATGAGTGTTATTACAGGCAATACAATTCATATTGCTAATTTTCCTATGCAACTTGCCAAAGTTACTATGACTCAAGCAGGTGATTCAATAACACAAGATTTTCCATATATTGGTATATCTAAAGAAGAGTTTGTTTCACGCCATGTTCTTGCAAGTGGTTGGCTCAATATTGATGGTTATCTTAATGGAGAAAACGTTGGAACAGAACTACCAGAATCTCCTTATATTTCAAAATTGCGTTATGGTGTAATCATAACTCCAAGTGGCTCATTTAATATTGATAGTTGTGTATCTACTGCAGTTGAAGATAATACGAGTTTTTATTGCATACATCCTGCAACACAGCGTGAATTGATTAACAATGCTATGAATGATGTAGTTCGAGATAAAGTTTGGCGTATACCAAGTGGACAACCACTTCGTTTAAGAACAGGTAGATACTATTTTTCAAACGTTGATTTAGAAATAAATGGTCAAACACACAAAGCATTAGAACCAATTGCTTGCGTGTATAGAGAAGCCGATGCAACACCCGCAGTAGATGCCGCTATTGCAGAGTTTTGGATTGAAAAAGTTTTCATTTCAAAATAATAATTCTTAAATATCCATATGAAATCAAATATTGTTGTTAGTGGCATGGGTTGTATAACTGCATGTGGCATTGGTGTTGACGCATTGTGGAACGCAATACTAACAAATACAAGTGGTATACATGAATTTCAACACGATTATGATGTTGGGAATAAAATAAACATAGCCGCAAAAATTAAAAATTTCAATCATCTTGAACATTTTACACGACAAACTCGCATAGATTTATTTGCGGCATATGCGGCGATAGCTGCACGTGAGGCAATTGCGGAAAGTAAAATTACACAAGAAATTTTAAGTGATAGCAGAACAGGAATAGTGATCGGCAATGGGTTGCCTGGTGCAGAATCAATTTGCAATATAATAACAAGATTGATTGAAAAATCTAATAAAAAAGATATATTCACTGTTCCAAAAGCTATGACAAATGCAGCTATTAGTTACATTTGTATAGAAAATAAAATTTATGGTCCAAGTTATCCAATTGGTGCAGGATGTGCTGCTGGCAATCAATCAATTGGTTTGGCATTTCAACTTATACGTGCAGGTATACTTGACCGTGCTATCGTTGGCGGAACAGAAGCAACTATTCAACCATATGTAATGCGAGCATGGGAATATATGAACGCATTAAGTTTAACTGGTAGTAGACCTTTTACTATTGACAGAGACGGAGTAGTTCTCGGTGAAGGTGCTGGCATTTTAGTAATTGAAAAAGAAGAAGATGTGATAGCAAGAGGTGTAAAACCACACGGTCGTATTCTTGGACATTCAAATACAAATGATGCATTTCATTTATTGCAACCTGATAATATAGGATTAGTTAAAGCAATGCAAGGCGCAATTGCAGATTCTGGTTTAAGTTTAAGTGACATCGATTATGTAAATGCTCACGGAACTGGTACTGAACTTAATGATAAGAACGAAATAGCTGGTTTGCGTAAAGTATTTGGTTCACATGCTGATTCACTACCAATATCATCCACAAAACCAATACATGGACATATGATAGCTGCAACTGGTGCTGTTGAAACAATTATTACAATTAAAGCAATGCAAAACAGCTTTGCACCACCTACTATAAACTATACAACCGCAGACCCAGAATGTGATATGGATGTAATTCCAAATGTTGGTCGTAAAATGAATATTGATTATGCGTTAAGTAGTAACTTTGCATTTGGTGGAATAAACTCCTCATTGGTTCTTGGCAAATACTGACTTAAAAATCCAAAAACTCCCATAAATAGAATTGTGGGAGTATTTTAGATGGCAACGAATGCATTAACGAGAATTCGTAATAACCAAGTTTATAACAGTGATATCTATGCTGATGCAAAGGTTGTAGCAAAGTCCGTTAGTGGCGGTCTATTAAGTGATAATTTTACATATACTGGTAATATGACCATTGGCAATCTCACGGTCAACGGTGTTACAACAACTCTAGATACTACAAACGTTGTTATTGCAGACCCACTATTAGCTATTAATAGAAACCAAAGCGGCACTCCCTCATATGACCTTGGTTTTGTAATGGGTCGTGGTAACCAAAACAATGTTGCGATGATTTGGGAAGAAGGCGCACAGCAATTCCAATTACAATATACCACTGAATCTACTGCTGCTACAACTTTTGGCGCAATTAATAACAGTGGTTATGCTAACTTACAAGCATATGGTATTAAATTAAATAATGCAACCATTGGCACTGCAAGTTTAACTACTCTTAATACTGGAACTATCACGGCGACTGGAAATATTTGGGCCGCAAGCGGGACCGCATCTACAAATACAACAACTGGCGCATTAGTAGTAACTGGTGGTGCTGGTATGAGTGGTGCTCTTAATGTTGGAACTGGTATCAATCTACTTGGTAACGGTTATATCACAACTGACCAATCTAGTGCAAACTTACTTGGCACTGCAACAACAATATCTGCATTTGCTTCTGGAACTTCTATAACACTTGGTTCAACTTCAGGTGCCGCTTTAGTAATAAACCCAACTACTGTTCGTGGTGCATCATCAACCACCAGTTTATATAATACTGTTGCTACGACATTAAACTTTGGTGGTGCTGCTACTGCACTTAATATGGGTGCTACCAGCGGAACAGCAAATATTGCAAACCCAACTTTAATTGGTAGCCAAGCTACACAGAATCTTTATAATACTGTTGCGACTACAATGAACTTTGCTGGCGCAGCAACTTCTCTTAACATGGGTGCGGCCACTGGTGCTGCAACAATTAATAATCCTTCATTAATTTTACCAAATACTACACAAGTATTAGTTAATGGTTCAAATCCAGTTATCGACACAAGTTCTACTGGCACAGCATCTGTCTTTAACGCAAATGCTACCACTGTTAATATGGGTGGCGCAGCTACAACTATGAATTTAGGCAAAAATGGTGCTGGTGCAGTAAAGATTAACACTACAGGTAACAGCTATGGAAGCGGTCAAGGTGCGCTACAAATTGCTGGTGGTTTTTATGCTGGTGGCGATAGTTATATAAATGGTAACCTTGTTGTTAACTACATCAATAGTATTGGTTATAATGCGGTTGTTGCTAATGCACCGTTACTTTATCTTGCTGCAAATAGCGTAGTAAGTTATAACTATGAAATTGGTTTTTACAGTCACAAATATGATCTAGTTGAGGGGTATAACCATACTGGTCTTGTAAGAAATCATACTGATAATAATTGGTATTTGTTCAGTAATATTCGCACTGAACCAGGCTCTACTGTTGATCTTGGCAATGCAAGCATAATTTACGATACTCTACTTCTTGGTAATATGGTTGCCTATAGTGGCAATGCTGCTACTTCTACTTCAACTGGTGCTGTTGTTATAAGTGGTAGTGGTGGTCTTGGTGTTGGTGGTGCTGCAATTGTTGGTGGTATTGTTTATGCAAATAGCGGAACAAACTCTACTTCTACTACTACTGGTGCAGCAGTCATAAATGGTGGTATCGGTATAAGTGGTAACGTATATCTTGGTAGCAACGTATTTGCTGGCACACTCTCATACAGTGATGTAAACATAAAGTATATGGGACAATTGAACATTAACAGTTATGTTCAAAGCATCCTACAAAATACAAACAATGGCACCACTGCAAGTTCTGACTTTATCGTAAACAACGATCAGAGCACTGCATCAACATACTATGGCGACTTTGGTATAAACAGCAGTGGATTTAGTGGAAGCGGATCACTATCTGCACCAAACAATGTTTATCTAACATCAACTAGTAGTGACCTTGTATTAGGAACAACCACAAGCAATGCTATCCGTTTTGTTGTAAACAGTGGTGCTACTGATGCTGCAATCGTTTCAACTAACGGCAATATTGTTGTTCAAACTGCTACAACAAGCACAAGTTCAACAACTGGTGCATTTGTTGTTCAGGGTGGTGCTGGTGTTGTTGGTAACATTTATAGCGGTGCAAATATTGTGGCAGCAAGTTCTGTAATTGCACCAAATATGTATAACTCTAACATTTATCCAGCAAGTGGTGCTGATCTTTTCAAGAATACTGGCGCAAATGGAAATCTTTGGATTAACTATAGCGGTGTTGTTGCTAACGTAATTGTTAATGGAAATAGTGCTGCTGGCTATGGCAACCTACTTGTTTTAAATGGTTCAACTGGTCAAGTTGGTATTAAGAAATTATTTAATTCCTTTACGGGTAACGCAAGTTTCCAAATTGGTAGCACTGATAGTATGATTGTTCCAGTTGGAACTACAGGTCAACGTCCAAGTAATGGTACCGCAGGTATGGTTCGTTATAACTCACTAACTAACCAACTAGAGTTTTATAATGCTGGTACATCTTCTTGGAGTGGAACTGGTAGCACATTTACAGTTGTAAGTGAAGATAAATTTACTGGTGATGGAACAACAACAAACTTTACACTAAGTCAAGCTGGAACAACAAACAGCACTATCGTTGCCATCAACGGTGTTATTCAGCTTCCACTAACTGCTTATAGTGTAAGTGGAACAACCCTTGCATTTACAGAAGCACCATTAGGTACTGACGTTATCGATGCTCGTGTTATTACAACAACTGCTATTGCTACTGCATTGAGCGCAGGCACCAGCGCATTTGAAGTAACTGACACTGGTGGCACAACAGGTAATATTCACGGTTATGTAAACGGTTCAACTTATCGTTGGATTGCAAACGCTGGCACAAGCGGCAGTAACTATTTTGGTGGTGGTCAAGCACCACTTATGAGCAATGTCGCTCTTACACAAAATACACCTACAGCAATTGATAGTTTCTCAACCAGTGCTTTCCGTGGCGCAAAATATGTTATTAAGGTAACAGACGGCACAAACAACCGTTATAGCATGGCAGAAGTGATTGTTGTTCATGATGGAACAACTCCAACCAGTCAAGTTTATGGTGTTGTTAACACTGGTGCAAACGCATTGGCAAACTTCTCTACTACAATAAGCAGCGGTGTTGTTTATATGAACGCAAACACTTGGAGCAGCACGGCATCTGCTACAATGTTCCCAACCTATATGCCACTATAATAGCCAGCAGGGAGATATGGAACTATGGCAAATACGAATTTTACGGTACATAACGGTCTCACCGTAGGACCAACAAGCATTGATGCAGCAAGTGGTAATATTACCATTGGCGGTTCACTTATAACAACTGGTTCATCTGGTTTCTCGGTTGCTGCACCTGCGGGTAGCAATGGATTTGGAACGATTTATGCTAACAACTATAGCGGCAGTGTAAGTGCATATATTGTTGCTGATAATACCTATACACATTTTGGTAGTGCGAGTGCAACACAGCTTAACTTTAAAATGGCTGGTCAAACACCTGCATTTATTAACTCAAATGGTAGTGTTGTTATTACGGGTAATACTTCACTACAAAGTGGCGGCGGCGGAAATCTTTTTATTAGAACCAATGACGGTGGTGTTGTTGGTATGGCAATTACTGATGCTACAAGTTTTCACGTTGGAACAGTTACAAATAGCCAGTATAACTTAAAACAAAATAACACAACACAGGCATATATTGATACAAGCGGTAACGTAAACGTTGTAAACAGTCTTATTGTTGCTGGTAGCTTGAAAGTTACTGGAACTATTACAACCAGTGGTTCAAGTAATATCACAACAAACAATCTTAACCTTGTGTTGGCAAATAACCAAAATACTGGTAGTGGTGTTGACGGTGGCGGTGTTGTTCTTGGTAACAACAGTGTCGTAACTTGGACATACCAGAATGCTACAAATGCTTGGCGTAGTAACGTAAACGTTCTACCAACAACAAACAACACACTAAATCTTGGTGGAGCAAGCAACTACTGGAATACAATTTATGTTGGAACAGTTTCTGCAAG